TTGACATTCGAGTTGCTCCTGCGTTACTTCGTCAACGCTAGGTCGAACTCTCATAAGCGTCAAATGTACTCACTAATAAGGTAATTTTTTTCGCAAGAATGCGAAAAACCATTCGTACATTTGACATTCGAGTTGCTCCTGCGTTACTTCGTCAACGCTAGGTCGAACTCTCATAAGCGTCAAATGTACTCACTAATAAGGTAATTTTTTTCGCAAGAATGCGAAAAACCATTCGTACATTTGACATTCGAGTTGCTCCTGCGTTACTTCGTCAACGCTAGGTCGAACTCTCATAAGCGTCAAATGTACTCACTAATTAGCAAGAAAGGAGCAGTAATTATGGCGTTAGGTGGAGGAACATTCACGGTACAAAATAAAATATTGCCCGGTGCGTATATCAATTTCGTATCGGCGGCAAATGCTTCTACAACATTGTCTGATAGGGGCGTTGTGGCAATGCCTTTTGTGGCAGATTGGGGCAAAGAAAATGAGGTCATAGAAGTCACAAATGAAGCATTTTTCAAAAATTCAGTGAAGTTATTTGGCTATGACTACACACACCCACAAATGCAGATGTTTAGAGAACTATTTAAAAATGCTAAAAAAATGTACGGCTATAGGCTCAATAGCAATGCCCAAAAAGCCCAAAATGCCTATGCAACAGCGGTGTGCGGTGGTGTAAGAGGAAATAATATTACAATAATAATAGAAAATGATGTCGATGTAGAAAACGGCTTTATTGTTAGGACGCTTTTGGATAATGTAGAACAAGATAGACAGGCGGTTTTGACTGCGGAAGAATTGAAAAACAATGATTTTGTGACATTTCAAAAAGAGGTAACGTTAGAAGCTACTGCAGGGATACCACTAACAGGTGGTACAGATGGGGAAGGTAGAACGCCCCAAAATTATCAAAAGTTTTTAGAAAAAATAGAAAAATACAGCTTTCACGCACTAGGTTGCAATTCTCCAGAAAAAGAAATCGTTGATTTGTTTATTGCGTTCACAAAAAGAATGAGAGAGCAACACGGCGTAAAATTTCAAACAGTGGTATACAGGGCAGAAAATGCTGATTATGAGGGTGTGATATCTCTTGAAAATAAGTTGTTGAATGTGGATTATAACTTATTTGGGGACTTTTCACTTGTGTATTGGCTTACAGGGGCGGTTGCTGGTTGTGCCGTGCAAAATAGTCTAACAAATAAAATTTATGACGGGGAATATGACATTGATACAGATTATACACAAACACAATTAGAGCAGGCTGTAGAAAATGGTAAATTGATATTTCATAAAGTTGGTGACAATGTGTGTATATTAAAAGACATTAACAGCCTTGTGACGCTCACAAAAGAGAAAAACCAATATTTCCAAAGTAATCAAGTGGTTAGAGTGCTTGACCAGATAGGCAATGATATCGCTAGTATATTCAATAGTAAATATCTGGGAAAAGTGCAAAATAACTATGCTGGGCGTATTGCTTTTTGGAATGATATTGTTGATTTTTATAGTAAGTTGCAAAAAATAGAAGCCATAACAGATTTTGTTTCAGATGATGTTGTGGTAGAACAAGGTGACGACAAAGAAAGTGTTGTTGTAACGACTTATGTCACACCAGTACAGTCTATGGAAAAATTGTATATGACAGTAATTGTAAGATGATAAGGAGGGATTAGTATGGCTTATAAAAAAATGATAGCAGGAGATGCTATAGCAGGTAGTAGCGGTGAATGTTACGTTTTGATTGATGGTAGACGCATCAATTTTATGAGTGCTGTAAAAATTGAAGCGACTGTTGAAAAAATAAAGGTTGAAGTGCCTATATTGGGACAGCCGTTGAAGGGAAATAAAACAGTAGGAGCAAAAGGTACTGGTACTGCTACATTCCATTACAACACATCAACATTTCGAAAAATTATGAAAAAGTTCGTTGATACGGGCGAGGATTTATATTTCGATATGATAGTAACAAATGACGACCCTACAAGTGCGGCTGGTAGACAGACTACAATATTAAAGGGCTGCAATTTAAACAAAACCATTGTGGCAAAAGTGGACGCAAACAACAACAACTATTTAGATGAAGAAATTGACTTTACTTTTGAGAGCTGGGATTTACCAGAAGAATTTGAAGAACTTGAAGGAATGTGATATGTAGTGGAACATATTTACTATATATTAGGTGGATTTTTAGGTTGTGCTATAGGAGAATTTTTATATAATGTGATAGAAAAATTGGAAAGGAGAGAAAAGCATATGAGTTTAGAAGCATTTTTGAAACCAATAGACATTGAAAATAAAAAAATAGTAGTGAGCAATAGATTTGTAGAAAATGGTAAGCCCGTTGAATGGGAAATTAGAGTACTTACAGCGGAACAAAACAACAAACTTATGAAATCTAGCATTACCAAAACAACTGGGAAAAAAGGAGTACCACAAAGGGATTATGATGAAATATTGCATTTGTCAAAAATGGCAGCGGCTAGTGTGGTGTATCCAGATTTACAAAATGCAAAATTGCAAGACGCTTACAATGCTATGGGTAGTGAGGATTTATTGCAAAAAATGTTGACGGTAACAGAATATAACAGATTGACTGATTTTGTAATTCACATAAATGATATGAATAAAACAGCCGATGAATTGCTTGATGAAGCAAAAAACTAATAAAAGAGGGCGATTGGGAAAGTGCATTGGCGTGTCATTGCTTGCTAAAATTGCACATTTTGCCCTCTCAATTTATGAAGTTATCTAAAAGAGAAAAGTTATTTTTATTTGCTTGTTTTGAGATTGAAGCAGAAGAAACAAAAGAATTAAAAAAAAAATATCAAAAAATATGAGGGGGTGATGGTATGAGTGTAATTGATGAAGTATTAGCGTATGTAGATAGGCAAATTGGCAAAAGCTACAGTCAAGCTAATAGATATGGAGCAAATAGTTTTGATTGCTCAAGCTTGATATATAGGGCGTTTGACGCTGCTGGCGTGAAGCTGGTACACAAAGATACAGGCGGTAAAGTAGATGTGAGTAGTACAGAATGTTATGCCAAAGGTTTCGAACTGTTATATCCGGATAGTTATGCCAAAATAGGTAAAAATCTACCGTCACCCTCTGGCATTGTGGAGAAATACCAGCCAGGCGATATTATATTTTGTTGCACAGATAATTCCACAGCGAGGGCAAATAAAATTACACACGTTATGATAGTAAATCAGTACGGCGGCATCACCCACGCCGCCAACCCTCGTGATGGCGTTGGTAAAGTAGGCAAAAATACATATTCTACTAAAGTTTGTGCACTGTTGCGGTATCAAGGGGAAGGTTATACAGGTAGTGGTTCTGGTGGTTCTGAAAATGCTTCAGAAAGCAATAACAAAGAAATTACATCGATACAGATAGTGTATGGTGAGGACAATAAGCCCGTTGTAAAAGCAAATGACGAGTTAAAAGGCATTAGGAAGTTAACGAGGAATGCTCGTGAACTGCTTATTGAACACAAAGGCAATGTTATGTTACCTATTGCTTGCGAGAGCGTAACAGTAGAATTTAGTAGAAGAAGTACCGCAGGAAAATTGCAATGTAAAGTGTTAAAAGATGACAAATTAGACTTTCACGAAGGCGATGCGATAAGTTTTCAAGTCAATGGCACGCCTTATTTTTATGGGTATGTTTTCCAAAAATCAAGAGTGGGTGACGGCATTATTAACATTATTGCGTATGACCAGTTACGTTATCTCAAAAATAAAGATACTATGATATTCGGCGGAACGGCTACAGAATTGTTGCAATTAATAGGTAGGAATTTTTCATTAAAGCTAGGAAGTGGCGTTGAAAATACTGGTTTTTCGGCTCAAACAAGGATATTTGACAACAAAACGCTTTTTGATATGTTAGAAGAAATACTTGACGATACGTTAATTGTTACAGGCAAAAACTTTGTACTTTATGATGATTTTGGCTTTCTATTTTTGAAAGATATGGAAAATATGGTACTTGATGACTTTTTGATAAACGACAGCAATATACAAGATTACAGTTATACTACTAGCATTGACAGTGATACTTATAACAAAATCAAACTTGCCTATGACAATAAAGAAACAGGTGTGAGGGAAGTTTTTCAGACGCAAAATGATGAAAATATGGGGAATTGGGGTACGTTGCAGTATTATGAAAAAGTGAGTAGTAAAGAATTGGCAAAAGTGAGAGCGGAAGCCTATTTGAAAATATATAACAGAAAGACAAGAAATTTACAGATAAAAGGAGCGTTCGGTGACATTAGAGTGAGGGCTGGCACGGGAATTTATGTGAATTTGGACATAGGTGACATTGTGCTAAACAACAGAATGTGGGTGGAAAAAGTCAAACACACATTTGAGCAAAATTTACACGTTATGGATTTGACATTAAAAGGCTAGGAATTTGTAGAGTAGGTGGTGTTATGGCAAATGAGGAATTATTTCTAAAAATAATAAAACAGGCGGCACTTGATGCCGTGCAAAATAGTAGCCCGTGCGATTTCTGCATAGGTGTGGTTGTTTCTGAAAGCCCGTTAAATATACAGCTTGACCAAAAATTGACACTCACAGAAGAATTTTTATTTTTGACAAGAAATGTCACGGATTATACTGTTGTTATGGAAGTAGACCAT